TAACATAGGGAGTTCTAGCCATTAGTCTAGGGTGCCTCCTCCCGCATCAATGTATCCTTCCGTAATCGACCAGGGATTGGGGTCACTGACTACCATCTCAAAAGTTCTACCTCTGCCCCGGCCCAACTGATGGAAATGGACACGAGTGTTATATTCACCCATCCGACCAGCACTAACCCAATGCTCATTACCCCAAGTCCGGCCAAAATCATTTGACCAGCGAATCATTACTTGGGGGTCTGCTCCCGGATCGACAAGGTTCCCGATGCCATTTTCTAAATCAATAAGCATCTCTTTGTAGTAAATCCACTTCCATTCATTGCAGAGAATGGGCGTCCGGCGCAAGCGGCGGATAGGATTTCCGACATCATCATAAGCAGTCTTGCTCAATTCATAAATCTTGCCGCTATTCCAATCTCCTACCAGATGTTTGCCGAAACAGAAGGCATGACATTGACTGCGATGCGCTGTATAAGCTCCGGCTGACCAATAGCCACGCTCCGACCACATATTGGTTGAAGAATCATAGACCCAAGTTTTGCTGACGGAAGGGAAATACAGCATCCAGAACGCATGGCCCCGATCTTGATAGGGATAACCAATAGCTTCGCCGGGAGCACCATATCCGGCCCACTCTGTTTCTACGGCATGATTGCTGATTCTCTGGGGCTGATACCCGGCGGCCCTCCAAGCAATTCGCGCGCCCCGCTCATCCCCGCCTAACCAGAAAACGCTATTGTCCAGGCGCACAGGGCTCCAAGGATCAAGACATCCTTGCTCAATAAATCCGTTGGGATTTACATCCCAAGGGAAATCAGAGTTGCCGGAATCGTAATAGACTTGCGTTTTCTTTCTACCAAAAAGCCACATTTCTCGATGGTCAATCAGCAGGGAAATAATGTTGTCTGGAAATACGGAAACCTGCGCCACATCCAGTGGGTCCCAAGTGGTGGCATCCAGCAGCGAAGAAATCTGGAATCTCTGTGAATTCGCCAGCAGGGCAATATAGTAACCATCTGCATATCCGCACTGAAATGGAGGCGCAAGGAATCCGGCCACTAATGACAGGGTATCGGCGGCATAGTCATAACAATATCCATTGCCCCCCGTAACAATCAAAAGCTGCGTTGGCCCTACTGCCATAGAGGCTGGGTTGCTATTAGAAAGCATGTTTCCTTTGGCCAAGACAGTTCCATCCGACAGAACCTCACTCAAGCCCACATCATCAACGGCAAAGAGCCTTCCATTGTATTCCTGTAAACCACGAACCTGTTTACCCGCTAGCGTGGTGAATAGTCTTGTCCCTGGCGATGCACATAAGCGCATCTGCGATCTTCCCGCGCCGCTTTCAATGATTTCGGGTATCCAGTTCATAGTACGCTGACACTCAGAAGAAACCGAATCCAGCGTATATGAAGGCCCGATAAGTCCGAATTTCACGCTTGAATCTCCTACAGCAACGTAATCACGGTATATTCTATTGTGGCGATAATTGAGCCATCACCAAGTGTAAGAGCGGGAGTTGTCCCGTAAAGTATTAGCGTAATTGGTTTATTCTCTACACCTGTTTGGACAGAACCAGTAAGAAAACCAATTTGGATAAACCCAACCATATTCTCAACTTGGTCAGCAAACCCAGCCATTAAGGAGCCACTTTCGATGGCTCCCGGAAGGTCAATAAAGGCAGGATAAATCGCATTATCTGGATTGCCAATCGTAAAGGCAGTAGTATTGTAAATATACTGGAGTGAAAGAGAAATCGGTTTAGCCCATTGGTTGACTCCAGGTGCTGGTACAATCTCAAATCCTAGATTTGTAGCTGTACCAGCGTGTGTCTCCGCTGCCCCAGAAGGATTTGATAGGGTCAGGGTTGTAGCTGTACAAGCGGTTGCCTGGAATGTTCCATTGTTAGCAGGGTTGGTGAATCCTACAATTGTGTAATAACCATCCACCAGAGCATTCGCTGTGCCGCAGTTGGTTATGGTTCCAGTATATACCGTTTCCCCACCACCTGCATCTGCTGCTTCCGTGAGCGTGTTTACTGAATTAAATTCCAGTAATTTGGCCGTGGTTAGGGTTATGGTTTGGGAGTGCAACTTGGTTGTTGATCCAGTTGTTAACACCGTACCGGACTCGTCTGGTAGCGTAATCACTCGCTCGCCGCCTGTGGAGGCTCCAGTGATTTTAAAATGGTTTGTGGCTGGAGTTCCTGAGGTTCCGGCTATATATGCATCAGAAAATGGTAGGGAAGTAGAGCCAAGCGTTACCCCACTCGCGGTAATTGGAGCGGCGGCGGTAGCCGATATGCCTAAGGCACCACGCAGACTAACTATGTTACTCGTGGTCAAAGACAACAACCCAATATCTCCGGAATTAGCCTGATTTCTAGCCGTGATGATGTTTACGTTATTTGATACTCGGATTACCCCGGACTGCGCTGGATTTGTGCCAATCGCAATGCTACTGAGTCCGCTTATGAAATCTCCTGAAGAACAAGTAGGGGCTGCATCGGAATTGGTAGCGATCACAAACTGATTGGTACACGATCCCGTACCCGAAGCCGAGCCACTTGAAGTAACAAAATTAGCTCCGTTTCCTTTCAAATAACGGCCACTGGTAGCAGTGTTGACCGCCCCCGTTCCCCCATTCGCCGCCGTAACCGTAGCTGCCGCAACTAACTGACGTGAAGCCGTACTGCCCAAGAGAGCGGCGGAGGCTGGCACCACGCCACCGTTCACTTGGGCTACGGTAGGGTTTGGGTAAGTCCCGCTCAGGTCTCCACCTGCTGCACCTGAAGGCGGTGCGGAAGTATTGCCATTGGAAGCAGAAGCCGGAGATTGATTCATAATCACTTCTATCGGCCCACTGGTATAGAGTGAAGCGCGTACACAGAGTTGAGTGCTTCCCCCTACTCCAAACCTCCAAGTTCCAGTAGCCAAGGCCCCTGTTACCCCAGCCCCGCTAGGTTGAGGCATACCGGTTATGGCAATCCAGCTTCCCTCGTTATCGGCGCTTTGCTCGAATTCCACCTTGCCGACAAAGGTTCCCATGAGAGTGACGGTAGCCGATCCGGCCGTGCTGGTTAACTGCAAAACTACTGCATCATCGGATGCACACGAAGTCGCTTCTGCGGAAATCCTAGCGTTGCATTGCTTGCCGCTGGGGCAGTCGGTAGCTTTAGCCGTGCCCAACGTCAGCATCAAAGCTGCCAAAAATACTAAGACCCGTTTCATGGTCTATAACCTCCTGTCAAGAAATGCCAAGATGTATCACGGCCACCAATTACCGTACTTAGATTGGGTGATTTAGTGTTAACTGAACTAATGACGGCTCTCGCATCTCTGGCCTGTTGTACAAGCACAGCTTGAAGTTCCGGTTGTGGATAGGCAATCATTGCTGTTTCTGCCAAAGAACAGACCAGCGCATTCTCATATCCAAACGGTAAGTCATAATCAGTTGTCAAGTCAGCAAAACTAGAAATGAGATTGCGGGTTTGTAATCTTACCGAGTTTACAGTCGTAGGAACTGGCCACAAGTAGACTGAGCCATTCGGAAAATCCGGGGAATAATAGAGCTTGGTTGGCAAAGAACTGGTGAGTGTCTTAATGCCAACGTTCCCCCAACCTTGATCGTCCAGCAATTCAAGATCAATCTCAATGTTTGGAGTGCTACTGGTCAAAACCAGCGTGGCAGGTTTGAGAATTTCTACGGGACGACCAACCGTGCATGTCCAATCCGCTCCTACAGGGCCGATGGTATGCGGTTGGTGACTGGCAATAATCACATAGGTAGAAAACCCAACCGAATAGATTAATCGGCCCTGAGCACACCAGGAATCAACCATGCGGTTGAGTTCTCCCAGCATAAAAGTGGAGTTCTCCGCCGAAACGGTTTCTCCTTGGGCTTCCACTCCCAACTTCCGTAAAGCCGCAGTGATGATAGAAAGCGCGTTAACGCTCATTATTCAACCTTTCGAGGCCGCCCAGGACCGCGCCGGACTTCCGGCTGCTCTTTTACTTCTTCCGGGTCTTCTTCCACTTCTGGGGCAATGACAGCCTCTAACGCTTTAGCACGAGAAGTGTTCCAACCTTGTTCTAACGCTCGATTAAGCTCTAGTTCGTTTTCTACAATCTTGTTATCTTCTCCCCGATAGATCATTTTCGGAAACGGCTGATATCGGATCGAACGCGCTGAAGGTTTCATATGGGGATGGACACCGGGAATCTGCTTGTCCTCCGGCCTGATTTCCTCTACGCCGGTATTAGGATCAATTGCCATTTTTCTCCTCCTTTTTCTGTTCTTTCTTTTCGTCTTTTCCCTTTTTCTCTTTTTTGTCTTTCTTGTCGGCTTTTGCTTTTTCAGCTTCTTCCAGGCGTTGCAACCAATACGTACATTCCTGAATGGCCGCGCCAAAAGCATGGACATTGGCAATAGCCTGATTGCGCCCAGCCTCGAGTTCGGAAATTCTTTGCTGTAGAGCTTCTTTAGTAATGGGAAAAGGGTCCTGAGCGGCCATAAGCGGGCCGCCCAGGATCATAAACAAAGTACTCACGATCAGTATTCGCTTCATAGTTCTCCTAAGGAACGGTTACGGCCGTCCAAGTAGTTCCACCAGTACAGACGTAAAGGATAGTTGAAGCCGTAGTTGTTCCGGTTCGCAGATAGAGAGAACCATCTGTCCCGGTTACGGCTCCATTAGGATCAGCCGTGCCCGACATAATCATGTTGCCACCGGGCAATCGCAAAGAAGCAGTGTTGATCGTAGCCCCATAGAGGTCTACGCCATAATTCCAACCTACCGTATTTCCGGCATTGGCTGGAATCAAAACCGCTGCTTGCGCGGCGCCGACGTTGGATTGGTCGATATTACGGATGCGGATACCATAATCAGTGGTAGCCGCAGCCGCTTCGTTTTTGATATAGACATCAATACCACCATGTTCGGTAGCATTGGTGCCGAAGTTTTCCGTCCCAACCTGCAATCCCACGACGGTTGAGGCGGTGCCTCCAGACTTGTTCGAGGCATTAAATTGAGCGCCGTTCAAGACTCCAACCACACCCCCAGACCTATTGCTCATCGTACCCAAATAGATACGGGTCTGGAAGTTGGCATCATTGGCTGCGTAATTGCTATAGGAGCCTTTGATAACCGCGTCGTTGGAATCTCCGGTCACGGCATAGCCCGAAGTCCGGCTTAACGAGTATTCTGTGGCATAGGTTTTCTTAGCCGCACCGCTGGCACTGAAGAAGCCAATGTTAGAAGGATCGACAATATATTCTCCTCTTCCATAGGCACCTGCCGAGCGTCTAGATGCCGAGACTGTGTAATTTCCGGGAACCCAATATCCGCCTACGCAATCCCACCAAGTTCCCGAAACAAAACTAATCAAGGGAAGCGCCGACAAAGAAGTAGCCGTGCAAGCCCCGGATCGGTCATAGTTAGTGAAATAACCTGGAGGACCGACAAAAATAGTCGTTCCAGTCAAGTGGGGAGTTCCCGCTGTGCCTTCCTGCCCTCTGGTAACCGTGATAGCCGTGCCATTTACAGCATTAATTCGCATGGCCTCCCGGTCAACATAGGCAAGGTAGCCCACGGTAAAACCCGTAGCGCTAGTTACGCGGATTGTTCCCGTAGACGCATCGCTAACTGCGGAAGAAAGGGTCGTGCTGGTTAAGGTGGCCTGAGCGTACCCCAATACTGGCAGTACAAGCAGCAGCGCCACCAGAACCGACTTGCTGATTTTGTTCATCATGGTGCTCTATCTCCTCTCGGTTTTGATTTTTGCTACTACTCACTACGCACAGGCAATTGCAACCGCGCAGTGATCGAAATAAAGGTTCCCGAATCCATACATGCAATCCAGGCGATGGGTTTCGCGCCGACCCAGAATCTGGTCCCACGCGCAGACATAAGCCATATCCAGACCAGTTTCAGGATCACGGGCATGATCCCCGGAAATTACACCCTTTTCCGGTACTTCCAAGGGCACGAAGCACAAAGCGAACGCGTCACGATGCAACGCAATCCCTACTGTGCCAGTCTTGGGAGAGCCAGGAACAATCGTAGTGCCAGGCCAGAGTGTCAAGGCCGCCGTATCTGCTGGCAACGCACTGACATTCTGGTAATGCGAGCCAGGGCCCACAATTGCCGGAAGAATGGAAAGAGTATCTCCGCCCACGCCGCCAACTGCCGAAGCAATGGTTTCAGTGATAACAAATTGCTTCAAGGTGCCCGTAGATTGAAAAGTCTTGGGGTTAACTTCATAGACGCCGGCAATGCTAAACCGGTCTCCCTTGTTGTAGCTGTCGCCAGCCGTGGAAGTAACCACCAAAGAAGTTCCGGTTTGGCCCGCTCCTGCTACCGCATTGGTAGCTAGAACTTGCCAGTCACCATGAGTATGACGAATCAGAGACATGGATTCATACCACTCGAATCCACGTGCCCTACCTTTGTATCCATCTCGATACTGTTTGGCAATTTCATCATTGGGATTGAATACCGTTGATTCAGCATCGACAATTCTTCCCATCGCGGCAGGAGGAACAATCATTTTTAATTCTTCCCCACGGATTGGACACGCCAACTCAAGAAGGCGTTGACGCGCATAACCGGCGATAGAACTGTTGGTTGGATTTGTACCCAGAACGCCCACAAAGTTAGGCGTATTGTAGAACGCCCATTCCGCCGCTTCCAGGTCAAGTTTCTGAGCCAGCGCAGCCATCTGAGGGTTAAGATACTGCTTCTGGAACTGCTCTTTTCCCCGTTCCATAAACAGTTCTTTGTCAGGCGTAGGAACGTCGAAATGAACGCCCCTGGGCCGGTCAATTGCTACCGTAGTTGAAGGACGATCCAAGGGTTGAGGCTGATACCCAAAGCCAGTCGTCACATTAAACCACTGCGGCAAAGGCACCGTTGCGCTTTGCCCTACGGCAAAAGACTTTCTGAATTCCTTATTGTAATTAGTGTTGAAGGAAGAGGCTATTTCCAGCCGGTTCTTGAGCTGGCGCAAGCCCTCCAGACATACCCAACTTGAAAAATTAAATGCATTTGCCATGTTAAAGTCCTTTCCGGGCATTGCCCATCAAGGACGTTTGATCTACGCACGTAATCGCTTGGCTTCTTGCTCGTTAGCGATTCGCATGTAAGCACCCACGTCCTTGTTTCTGAGCGCCTCGTCAAGCGGATCGCTAGAAACCGTTTCTCCGGCTCCTAGGGTTCGCGGTGGTTCTGGCGCTGCGGTTTTGGTGGGCACAGGACTTGTGGTAGAAAGGGATTGCTCAATTTTGAATACTTCTCGCGCCTGATTGATTGGAGAAAGTCCGTTAATGCGTTCGATATCATCTTGATGAGTAGCTAGATAATACAAAATCTCGCCCCCATGCTCAGAATCAATCAAAATCGCATTCAAGGGTGAACCAACTGGGATAAGTTCAGACATCTCTGGCGTATCTACAACGCTGCCATAATCAGCATGTTTCTTAGCCGCCACGTTAACTGACTTCATCCAACTATTGGTTACTTTCTCCTGAACTTTGGCAGCTTCTTGGGCCTCAGCTTCCTGCTTGAGAATGGCCTTTACGGTTTCGGGACCTATGGATTGATGCGTTTCTAGCACAATCGCCGCAATCAAGTCTTCATAACGCTCGAATTGGTCAGCATTCTCAATTAATGCATCGATCTTGGCCTTTAAGCCTTCGGGAATCTTGGCAATCGTAGTCGGCTTGGCAGGTGCCGAACCTGCCGTAGTTTCGGCTTTTGGTTTAACCTCGCTAGATCGTTTCAATTCCTCGATTTGTGCTTGCAGGGCTTTGTTTTTTCCAAGAAGCTCAAATATTCTTCTTTCAGTTCGGTTGTAATGTTCCTGGTGCTTTCCCTTTTCCTGTTCCTGTGCTGGTTTAGCAGGTTCCGAATCTGCTTCGGTTTTAGCCGTTTCCGGCTCGGATTTCGCCTCTGACGCTGGCGTAGCGGAGGCTGCCTTAGCCTCAGATTTAGGCTTTTCCGGGTATTTACCCGTCAATTCCCAATTCTTGCGCTCATCTGAATTCATAGAATCCAGAACTTCAGTTGCTTTAGGTGTTTCAACCACTTCAACTTGTACTTCATCTGCCATCGGTAGCCTCCGACGAAGGAATACCACTGTTTAACTTACCAGCGGACTCTTGCAAACTTGTAATGGCCCAAGCTCGCGCTTCATTCATGCGCCTGACCTTGGAAGTTTCTTTAGGAGTACACTCTTCATGGGCGACGACTGTTCCCGACAGACTTCTACATGTCTTGCCGGAGGTAATCTCCTGATTGCATACCGAGCATTTAGGCCAAATAGTCATTCCAGTTCCAATTCCTGTTTTTCGCTTGGCTGTTCTTGCTGAGACATATCTGCGGTTCTCTGAGCATTAACCCCATCCAATTCCGCTTTCAGAGTTTCCAGCATTGCCTCACCCTTAATCCGCATCTGCTCCAAAGCCAGATCAATCTGAGCCTGCATTTTGGCGATATCACTTTTCGCCGCGTTGTCGATTACCTTAGCCTGTTTCTCTTGTTGTAGTTGAGCTACAAGGGCCTGCTGCTCCTTGGCAAAGGCATCTATGGCCTTTAGTTGCTGCTGAAGCTGCTGGATGGCTTGTAGGGCCTGTGGAGGTATCTTGGCTTGCTGATCCTCTTGCGGATCAAGAATATCTGCCATTTGATCGCCAATCGGGCCAAGATTTTTTAGACGGATTGCTAGCGCCAGCAATTTAGGAAATAGGATTGGTGGAATAGGAAGATTCTTGATATTAGATACCATCAAGTCTACAAACTGGTTAGCCTCTTCCCGCTGACTATCAAAACTAGGTCCGGTAGAAATCGTGACATCAAACTCACCCTTGGATAGATCGATAAACTCCGGCTCGTTGGTTTTAGGATTGACATATTCCTGATCGTTAACCCGCATGGCGAAGTAAGTCTTATCCGCCTTCTGCGCGGCTAGATCACGGGGTTGGTCGTAATAGACTCCCAAAAGTGGGTTGATAATCTGCCCGGTATGCTGGAGCGCCACTTCAAAAGCATCAATGAAGTCATAACTTCCCTTGGACATCTGCGCTTCAATGCGCTGTAGGGCAATTCCCGACTTCTCGTTTTGGCGCTGGGCAGAAGTAGGAAGAGCTGTAGTCCCCATGGCGGCTTGAATGTCTCGCCTGGAATCTTCCGCCGCTACTGAATACGACTGAAAATTTGGTTGAAACTGAGTGCGGGTTGGAGGAGGTAGAACTTGATCTCCCGTAGCATCAGTCTTGGTCTTATAGTAAAGCACGACTTTCGGATCATTCATCGAGTCTTGCCACTCATCTGTATGCCCCTCTAATTGTCCCTCTACCGCTGTATACGGTGCTCGTGGAGTTAACTTAGCCTCCTCGGCCTCTTGCGTTCTCATGTAGGCGTAGAGCATTTGCGGATCGCGAGCCAAGCGAATAAGAGAAAGAAACATACGTTTGGTCGATCCGGTATCCTGCATCCACAGTTCACGTCCAAAGCAAGGAACGATCGGAATATACTGACCGGGCCATTCCTTGGTTTCTAGAATCTCAATGCCGTTGGTTAGGTATTGGCGGATTGTCTTAATGGTACAAACTCTTTTATTAATAGGAGTAGCGCCGAGTGGTATATGATGAGTTACTTGGCCATCATTAAGTTGATAGATGGTATATTTTTTTTCTTCTACTTTCCAGTATTCAGCAACTTGAACCCCATCTTCTTGCAACCATCCAGGAGCAGCCTCCATCCAATCAAAACTTTGTACTTCCCGGTTAGGAAACTCCCGCTCAAAGCGTTCTTTAGACATGAAATCCAGCACAAAACAGCGCTGCATATCAGAGAAGTTTCGCTCTGTAGCATAGGGGTCAAGCAGAACATTGTTGGGGTTGAGAATCCGCTTGATTAGCAACTCTTGATCGAAGCTGGAATCATTTACGTATTTGGCAATAATGCGCCAGAAACCGTAGGACCGCTGCACGGCGTTCTGGAATCCCCAGGTATAGGCAAGCTGGGCATTCGAGCGATACTCAATCCCTCTGATAATCTCCGCGCGCGCCTCAGCCATCTTGTCATTAGCGCCACTTCCTGCTGGAAGCACCTTGATTGAACGAGGATTGGCGCGGACTTCGTTTACCAACTGATTGACATATTGTCCTAATTGGTCAAAACCAAGGCAGGGACGTTTATGCAGACGTCTTGCACGCTCTTCCGGGTCCCAAGGATCACCGGAAATGTACCGCATGTCAGTGTCGCCCTCATCGAAGATGGGACGCCAATAACGGCGGAACTTCTCATGCTGTTCGCGGATTTCCTTTAGGAGGGTATCGTTTTTTGCCATGTTTTAGCTGGTCGGCACCTTTGATGTCTGGGGCCGACTCCTGCTATCCTTTTCAAATCCCTAACTACTGACTACGGTTTCTCCTAACATAGCCAGATTTTCAGCATGAGTAAAGGGGATATTTGTTCCCGTCGCTACAAACCTTTTTGGTTTAGTTGGCATCAGTACACATGCTTTTCGATATGCCTCTTGCAGATCATGGGCACTGACAAACGCATGTGGAGATTTCTTCCAATCACCCTGTACCCAAAATAAATAACTGATACGTCGCTGGGGATGTTTAGGCCAACTGTCTTGACTAGAACCGTGAAAGCGCTGAAAGTTTTGCATAAGTAACCTATTCAATCCATCCTACCACGCCACACAAAGCCGATGATGATTCCTACCAGAGTTGCAATTACTAAATGCATTACATCATCCTCGCGCGTTCTTTCAATCTTCTGGCCGTATCACGCTTTAACTTAATCGGCTTGCGCTTCATATGCCCTAGTTCTGGATTGGCGTGTAATTCCCGGTGCATCTTGGCTTTCTGCTTTGCATCCAGGGGACTGGCATCACTCAACAACAACCGAACTTGCCTACGCGTCCATGGCACCTCAGCACCCCTTCGCCCTTGCCTTTAATCTTTCCATCGTTCCCTTTCCCAATTTGGGCGCGGGCTTAACGGTTTCACCGGAATGCAGCTTATACAGTCCTGTCTTCTTGACCTTACCTCCCTTTTTCATAATTCCAATTACACGGCGCTTGCCACTGCCGAATGCCGGACCTAGTTTCGGCCCTGTCGTTGGAGCACCCATCGTTTTTCCGAATCCTATTCTCATGTTAAACCCCTTTCATATTTATCCCCAAACCCTCATAGGCATTGGTGATTTCATTGCTGATACAGGAGGAGGCTTAACGATCATTTGATGAATCCGGCTGTCAAGATATCGCGTTGCGTCCATCAGATGATCGTTTTCCTTGACCACTCTTCCTCTTTCATCTCGTCGATATAGCCGAAACTCTGCCAGCCAATTCTGCATGTTCCTGAAAACCTTAAGCCTACCCGTACTCATGCGGTTCCACACTGAATACAATCCAGACTCTACACCATTGTCGGCCAATTGCAACTTCAATCCTAATTGCCGATAGTCGGTCAATAGCTGGCTCCCATCCTTTTGACCACGCCCACGCGAGGCCGGATCGATAAAACCTGGAAGCCAATCCCCACGAGCCTTTATAGCAGCGGTATGAATAGCGGGCTCAGACTGGTTGCGTTTGTACTCGTCAGTCAGATACAGAGTCCCATGATCTTTGTCGAGGGCGCCAAATACAGCCGCCGTACAGTTCCATCCCACGTCCATGCCATATCCTTGCGGCCAAAATGGAGGAATGACGAACGGCTCAACCAGCAGATCGGATTCAGGTACAGGATAGATTGCCCCTGCACCCAACTGCGGAACTCCCTTTGATCTTGCATCGCGTTGGAACGGAGGAATTGACGCCCATAGTTCTTTCTTGGCTTCTTCCGTAAGATGCGGCGCATCATCCCACGTTGCCATAACTACATACTTGGTAGAGTCCGCAGCTACATCGGTTAATTTCCCGCCTGGGAGAAACTGCAATACGACTTCGGACATGCCTAACAATGGGGTAAACGTCATCATCACCATGCCGTTATTGGTCATGGTCCGCATGAGGCATTCGATATGCACATCGAGAGGCGGTTCTTCATCTTCCCAGATGATGTCTTGCTCAGTCCCCTGGAATGACTCGCGTCCTTGCTCGTAGGTTTTGAGGCTGATTACAGACTCCCCGCCAGACCGACTGCGTATATAGGCCGTATCTATGGCATCGGCGCGGCCTGGTGCCCTTGTAGTGCGAGCAATGCACTCTCCTGGGATTAATCCCGTTCCCTGGGCGCTAGGAGGGCCGAACAGTTTGCCCTGGATGATATCGCGTACCGTGGTTCCGGTATCTCCACAAGCCCAGGCCCGGATCGGACGATAAAAACGCCGGCCTTCCCACCAGTCTGGATACCAACCGGTAAGATGCAGAGCTAATTCGTAACCACCTACACCCTCTGTTTTTCCAACCCTGTTGGCCGCCAACATTAGGCGTTCTCGATACTGATTTCCAGCTCGGAAAAACTCCAGATGTTTGGGGTATAGTTCCCTGCGAAGGGGGCCGGCATCAGGGAAATAGGTTAGAATCTTGCGCTCGCGCTCTAGCTTCTCCAGCCGCAGCCGAATCTCAATTTCTTCTCGCACTTCGTCAATCGTCAATTGCGGCATTAGGTTTTCTCTTTAGCGCGTAATTCTGCTAATTTCTCCCGCAATTCGGCCTCGCTCATATTGTCGAGCGGTGACGAATGCTCAATGGGAATCTTAAGTTTTCCGTAAGCCCGTTCTGCCAAAACCAAAAGCATTTTTGGATTTTTCTCGATCTGCTTTCGCCAAATCTTTGATATAGCTAACGCGTCCAATCCCTCAAATACCAGTTTAGCAGCGTCAGAAGCTAAATCTTTGCTTGGTCTACCACTTGGATTACCAGATTGACCCGGCTTCCATTTGAAAGGCTCTGCCTCTTTCGGCAACGTTCTGACTCTTCTTGTTTTTTTCGTGATAGCAGGATTTTCGATTACATCCATAATAGTTATATACATTTTTTGGAATCTGCTGTCAAGAGCAAAATGAAAAATAGTATTTATGTGTTGACCTGCTCTGGTGATCTAATAGGGATCAAATCTGAGGTAACGCCGTGGTGAGGCGGTTAATAGGCCGTGGGCAATCTGATAAGCCGTTTATTTGCAACAAAAACACCTACTTCGTGCTAGCATGGTGCTAGCATCACCCTTTCCCCTCCCCTTAACATTCCCTTCCCCTATCCCTGTGAGACCTTTTATGTGATGTATAGGTACTAGGGGGGATTATAAAGGGGGGGGATTTTGAATGTCAAGCACTTTTTTGGTTATAGTTAAAAAAACGTAGATTCTCCATGAACAATTCGCACAGCTAATATTTTCGTGATACGTTCGCTCGTGTGGGGAGGCGGATGGGGGCCGGATTTAGGCGCATACCCGCGGAGGTGACACCGAATCCGACCCCATACCCGGCTAGGGGCATATCACAATACCATTTGTACGTTGGTATGTCAATCATGTTTTTAACATTCAGAATTTCAATTGACACAACGCGCATCGTGTGGATAATGGATGTATGAATACGTTTCTGACTATCTCTGAGGCCGCCGCCATGCTAGCCAAACTCAGCAATCGGAATATCACTGCTGCTCAGCGTCGGGCACGATCCGAGAATCTCCGCATTGCCAGATTGTCTCGTCACCCCAAAAAACCGCAGTTAACTACTATTAAAACACACGATTTTTCTGTTAATAAACTAGATAAATCCTCGCAAGCCACTGAAAACACTCCAAATAAAAGTTAGTAAATCCTGCATTATTTTCTTGACATTACAATACGCGAGTAGTATGATGCTGGCATGGTCATACCTAATCATCCTCGTGAGTTAACCGCCAGCGGGCCGGATGTGTACGCAAATACCTCCGGCTCCCTGCCAGTTAATTCACGAGCGCAGCA